TCCAAAAGGATTAGTATTACCAGCAAAGTTACTTGCGTCTAAGGCATCTGCTGTTAGGGTCCTTCTTGTTACTTTGGCATCTAATAAGTCATTATGTGCGGTAATTAAATTTACACTTGTTAACAAATCTGTGACTCTTAGTACAGAACCAAGTCTTGTGATACCTCCTAAGTTACTCATTACTAATGTAGGTCTTGGAATTTTACCTTCACCAGCAAACTCATACCCACTCGCTTGGATAGGGAATCTTTCATAAGAATTTGACTGCCATACTATATTTGCGTAAGTATCTATATTGCCACCAGAGTGAAAGCGATAAATAATCGGCACATTTGAAGGGTTGCCAGTGGCATAGTGTAAACCTTCAACAAGTTCTAATTCAAAAAGCTCAATAATTGAATTTGGATTTATTTTCTGTAGTTCAGCGTGAGGAATCGCCATTATGCTTCAAATACCTCTTCAAAAGTAAGATTCATATTTACCCTATTGTTGTATGGAATAGATGCACTTCTTCTCGTGCATTTAAAATTTCTAGCAGATGACTCACCGCCTATTGTGTATTGAAAAGCATCTTGATCGTCAAAACGTGCATCAAGGAAAGTGTTTATTGTATTTGCTTGAGCCTGTGTAATATTAAAAACTAAACTTATAATGTGATAGCGTTTGTTCGCTGCAAGTCCTCGTACTAATCTTTGCTCATATCCATCACCTAGCTTAACAACAATATTGTCTTGCTCTATAGTTTGTGTTTCTCCGTAAGCTGGAGTGATTGAGGGAAAAGTTGCCATTATGCTAATAAACCTCCAGATCGTTTTTCTTCAACAAGTGTAGCCTTTATTGCAACAGCTATTTGCTCACCTAATTGTTGTGACATACCACTATCACCTTGAACTGAGCTACCAGAGGCATCAACTGAAACATTGATGATATTTGTGACGCTGTCACCACCACCACCAAGTTTACTATTAGGAATAATAGTTCCAGCAGAATTGGGAACAAAAAGTTCTGGGCCTTTTTCACCAACAATTGAAGCCTTGCCAACAGGTGGTCTGCCACCGTTCGCAAAACCAATACCACCACCTAATAAACCAGATTGGAAAGGTATGAGTCCTTTATCGGTGGTGCCTCCAAAAAGACCTCCAAGTCCTCCTCCTCCTCCTCCTCCTCCAAATATTCCACCAAGTGCCTTACCAAAGAAATTACCAATTCCAGAAACTGCACGTTGCATTGCAAGTTCTACAAGCTGCCTTTTTAGATTATTTAATACTCCAGTTGCAGCTTCAGCTAATGATTTAGTTCCCATGACAGCATCAGTCAGTCCTGAAACAATGCCTGATTCTATTCCTTGACCAATTTCCATAAATTTTTCTTTCAAATCGTCTGCTTCGCTCTTTGCATTAAATAATGAATCAGCAATATTATCTGTTCCAAAACTAATCTCATCCATAAGAAAACTTGTCTCTCCTAAACTTGTATTAAACAAATCTGATATTGCAATATTACTTTCTATGGCTGTTGTGGTTGAATTTGTTTTATTCTCTAGGTTTGTAATTGGTTCCTCTGTTTTCTTCAAGTTTTTATTTAATTTATTGGCACTGTCTGATGACTCTTTCAGATTTTTAGTAATTTTTTCTGTTTTTTCATCTTTTTGGTTAAGGAAATCAAGTTCTTTAGCCTCTAAAGCCTCTTTTATCTTTCTTGCTTTTATTTCTTCAAATATCTCTTTTTCTCTTTTGCTTTCTTTTGAAAAAGGCAAAATAAATCTTTTACCTGTTTCTTGCTTAACTTGCTCTCTAGCCTCTCCTCTTGATTCCATAGCGATATTTGCCATGTTCAATCTGCCGACTTTGTTTGCCTGACCAACTCTTTCTATAAGTTTTGTTATTTGATTTACAGCACCAATACCAAGATCCAAAATTGTTTTTATTTCATCTCCAAGTTCATCTCCAACAGTCCTTGCAAGAGTTTCTACAGTATCAATCAATGTGCTTAGTTTTCCATTTAAAGTATCTGCTTGTGCGGTTGCACCACCAAAAAATGCACCCCCTTCACTTGTTAAATTAATCATTGCCTGATTAACTAAATTTGCTCCAATTTCACCTTTTCTCATGGCTTCAGCAAAAGCATCGCCTTGCAAGCCTGTGATGCGTTTTAGTTCTGTTGTTATATCGACTCCTCTTTCTAATAGCTGTAAATTTTCTTCTTGCTGAAGTTTTCCTTTTGCCCTAATCTGTCCAAAAGCTGTGGCTATTCCTTGCAAGTCAGCACCAGTTGCACCAGCTATCTCAGAGAGTCTTTTTGTTGAATCAACCAATTCTTCTGTTTCAAAACCAAACGCTTTGAGTCTTTTTGTTTGCTCAATTAACTCGCTACTTGTAAACGGTGTAACAGCACCAAAGTCTTGAAGCTCTTTGATAATTTTGTTTGTTTTTTCTAATGATCCTGTTAATACTTCTAAACTCTTTCTTTGAGTTTCAAGCTCTGCTGTTTTAACAAACACAAATCGAGTCGTGCCAACAACTGCTAAAGCGGTGAGAAGTGGCCTTAAAGCACCAACTAATCCTTTAACACCCGTTTGGGCGGTTTTTGCAGACCTTCCAGTATCTCTTAAAGATCTATTTGAATTATCTAAACGACCTTTTAATGTATTTGTATTTTTACTTAATATTTTTGTTTGATCGTTAACCCTTTTTAGAGGATTTATAGCATTTTGTGCATCAACTATTAATCTGACTGTTGATTGAGCCACAGAAACAAATAACCTTTATTATATATTACCTTGATTTGTTCTTTTGTCGCTGCATTTCTTTTTTCTCTCTTTCATTTTTCAAATCATAATATGCAGCCCAATAAATCAACTCTTCTTGAGTTATCGAAGTTCTTAACTCATATAATGTCTTACCAAGTTCTGTTGCTAGGAAAAATTCAAAGTTTAACCAACCATCCCCTTTTATTCGTTTTTTGCTTTTGTGATATCAACATCAATATCCATCATGAATATTTCAATATCATTTAAAACTTTTTCAGGAATTTGTCTTTGAAGCATTGGTGCATCTGACATATCAAATGCTGGTGAGCCATCTTCTTTTTGTGCTACTTTACATAAAAGTTGTGTTGAGATAGTTAAAGCCTCATCTGTACCAGCCAGTTGTTGAGCTTTCTGTCTATCAAATCTTGTTATGGGTGGAAAATATAAAGTTGTTAAAATTTTGCCTGATGAGTCTTTGAGATCATATTTGCGTCTTGCAGACATCTCATCTTTGAATCCACCAATGATAAGATCTGCTGTTCTTTCTGTCGGCATAAATTAATTAGATAGCTGAGGTTATAGTACCTGTTGGTTTAAATGTAATGCTAATGGTGTTAACATCACCCAAAGCCGAACTTTGCTCAAAACTTGTAATGATTCCATTAAAAGAAATTTTCTTTGTGGCACTAGAGCTATCTGGAAAAAGTTCAAAGGCTGCTGTTCCAGCATCACCCGTAGTTAATACACCATCAACAAAAGTTGCAGTCTCACCAGATGCTGCGTCATCATAAACTAACTCAGCAGACCCTTCACCTTCTATAAGGCCACCAACAAATGCTTTAAATGTGTCACCTTGAGTTGTTGTTTCCTGAGTATCCTTAGTGATTGACATTGACCAACTTCTAGTACCTAATACAGGGTTGACTGATGATCCACCGTCATCAAACTTAACCTGTCCAACATCGCCCTTTACAGCAGCCATAACAATAAAAAGAAAGATTTATAAATATATTAACCTTTTTTTGGTTTTTTTACATCTTTTTCAAGTGCTTCTTGTTTTTCCATATATCTTCGACACTGGTTATCCCAATATTGTGGTTCTCTTCTGCCTTTAACAGCTTCTATAACATCAAGCATTTTTTCTGTAATTTCCATTAAAGATCCTCATAAATATTAAATGTAATTCTTATTTGAGTTTGAAATTTTCCTTCAGGACTTGATGATAAGACTTCAGGTCCAACTGGAGAATCAAAAATTACATTTGAAACTGTGACCCTATTGTATAAGTCCCTGATTCTTTTGCCAATCGTGTAGTTTGATCCTGCTCCTATGCCCTCTTCAGTAAAAATATTTAAAACTATTAAGCCTACAATATTATTAAAAGCATTTGATGTATCGCCTTGAGTTAAATATTGGTTGGCTCCAAAACTTGTTAAACATTGAACAAAAGTGTCCTCCGCAGTTGAATCAAAAGCCATATTATTAAATACAACAGGAATTGCTGGACTTGATGCGAGCTCTGTTGCAAGTCTGCCTTCAATAGTTGATCTGATTGTGTTTAGGTCTAATGCTGCCATTATGAACTCCTAAATTGATCTGCAATATATTGTTCTAGTTGTTTTGCAATAAGTTCTGGATATCCTTTTATTGTGTTTGTTTCAGGTCTTGTTCTATATTTACCTCCCCAACTGCGTGGTAAGTTAGTTCCGTAGGCGACAGGCTCTGCATATTCAACGTCAGTGAATACAACACCTATAAAAGGTTTTATGTCACTTTCCCAAGATCCAATTAATCTACCTGTATCAACTGGTGTAAAAAATTTAATATCTTTTTCTGCTTTTAAAGTTGCTTTTCTCACGGTGTTAATTAATTGCTGTTCAAAGTGATCACCAATTCCTGTCAGCTTAATTTCTCTAGCCATAATTACCTCAAAACAAGATCAAAACTTACTGGAGTGTTATTTTGCTCATTTATCGTCACTTGAATTATTTTAAACTCAACGCTGCTTATAACAACTCGGTCTTTAGTTGTTGGCACGAATGTAAGATCGCCAGACGATATTGTTAGAATCTTATCTTGAGACTCAATGAGATCGTTAACCTCTGATCTCGAAACATTACTTAAAACGCCCTTAATAGTTGTATCGGAAGTTGACTCAGATATAGCACCAGTTGTTGTGTTATAAGTGCCAGCAGTAACCTGTCGAATAGTTACGTCTCCTCCAAGTTTGCTCAGAGTTTTTGATGCAGCTTTTTTAAGAGCGTTTGCAAGACTCATAATGAATATGCAATAACAGTTCCGCTGTCGAGTTTGACGCTTGTTATCACACCACAAATTTCAGCAGTTGATTTGAATTGTAAGGAAGTAAGATCTCCTGTGATATTTTCAGCAGCCAAAGTGTTAATAACAGAATCTTGTAATGCAACAACTTTACCAAACCTTCCAGTGTGGGCTGCTGTATCATTAATAATTTTTGCTGCAGGATATTCGTATCCGTAACCCATTTTCATGACCTCTTGATTTGTAAGTTTGCTCTTCCTCCTATTCTAATGCCCATCAAATAATGATCAACGATTGGAGGTATTCGATCAACACCAACAGCACCAAAAAATCTGGGGGTGACGTTGATATTTCCTATACTAACAGTTTGAAAATCCTCCAAACCACTTAGTTCTAGTCCGTTCCTATTGTTGTTTAAATATACAGCCAAAATAACCTGTGCATTTTTTACACGGTCAGGTATTTCTGTGTCGGTGTAATAATCAGCAACTAATCTGTTTGGGAATGATAAACCATAAAGGTTTGTGTAAGTGTCAGGTTTGCGAACACCTGATCTGGGCCACTCTAAAGCCTGAGTATCGTTGACCCTTGCACCGAGAAATTTCTCTCGATCAATTCTTTGTGCTGCAGTGAATAAAGCTCGATTTTTATTATCGTTGCTTGACCCATCCCAAGCAGCAGCATCATCACTAAGGACTAATCCCTCAATAAATGAATTTGCGTCAGCAAGAGTTATATAGGAGTTTGCATTTGCACCACCAACGGTAGCGTCAATTGTTATCGCCATCGAGTTTTACCTTTTTGGGCTTAGATTTTGGTTTTGGCTTTTCAAGAGTTGGAGTTAATGAAGCCACCTTTTGAGCAGCTTCATTTCTCTCTCTCATACGCCTAAAGGCATACATTCCCATTAGCTTGATGCACCCTTGAGAGCAACAAAGTTAATAACAATAGCTTCACTTAAGTTTCCAGCAGATACGTTTGAAACTGTGACCGCAAAAGATCCAGCTGCAATCGCATTTGCATTCACCAGATATGAACCAGCAGTTCCAGCAGAACCATGACAAGCTACAACAACATCTGTTGCTGCAATCTTGCTGTTTGTTACTGTGAAAGATACTTCAGTGCCAGCATCAAGCTGTGCATTGTTCATTGTGATTTGTCCAGACTCTGTATTTAGAGTTACACCTGTTGATTTGTTAGTGGCCTGAGTAACAGTTCCACCTGATGTTGGTCCAACTAAAGAACCAGCAGTTACTTCAAATAAAGAAGGCATAATTAATCCTGATTAGATACGTTAGTTGCACGAACAATACCGATGTTCTTTGTCTCATACACTTTCGACCAAGATGCAACAGTTTCTAATACAGTTCTATTAGGATTGACTGTTGATACAGCGTACTTTAAACCGACAGGATGATAGATATAGTGAAGATCCACTGCCATTGCCTCTTCCAAAGCAAGGATGTCTCTATCTGTTTGTGTTCTGATCGGAGCTTGCTCCCCAGTTACTACAGCCCCTTGTGTAAAGAAGAATGTTGAGTACTCTGTGGAACTTCCACTGCCAGTGGTTGGGACATCGTCAGAAACAATAACATTTAGACCCATAAATGTATTAACAGCTGTAGGTCCATCAAAAGCTCTTACTGTACTACCGCCTGTGGCTGAGGTGTCGGGAGCTCCTGTATTGTCGTAAATTCTGTCAATTGCATTTCTCTCAACTAAGTCATAAAAAACTTTTGAGTGCATTGCAACTGCAGTTAATTTATCTCCTTGATCACCTAACAAAGCCTGAGCCTTTGCAACGTGTCTTGGACTCAAAGTTGTTGGAGAGTCACCTGATTCGGAATCAATCGTTAAATCAAATAGAGCAGAGTTGCTGTCGTTTGCGTTGATAGAACCAAATGCACCAGTTAAACAAGAGAATAAATCTTTTTGCTTCTGGTTGTTAACATAAGCAGCCATTTTTTGTGCAATAGCAGCCATAGGATCAGGACCACCACCAACTGCTAAGGCAGCCAAGTCTCTGGAACTGAAAGCACGACCTCTATGAAGCACAGCAGCAATCTGGTTGTCTGCAGTAATTTTTGCTGGAGTCAATGAAGTGCTATCAGATAAAACTTCAAAGTCGCCAGATAAGTTTGCCTTGTAAAATGGAATCTTTACAAAGTCACCGCCTCTTTCTGCGGATAGATTTAATTCTGCTAGAGGTTGTACGACCCCACTTTGAAGAAAAGAATCTCTTTGAGTTGTCTCTTCGATCAAATAGGGTGTGAACACCTCTGGGATTATTAAATCACTTCTTAATGTAGCCATTAAAAACTAATAAAATATGTTCACTTCGAGGCACAACCTCTGACGCAGCACAACTACGTTAGTCTTATATTAACCGCTAACTGCATTTTTGAGCATATTATATTTATTAATGTCTGTGCGATAAAGTCTCGCTTGCTCAGTTAAATTAAAAGATTCCCTTGCAAAAGGATTACTTTCTCCTGTAACACCGTCAGCCGTCACCTTAGTTGTTGTTGCTCCACCACCTTGCGGTCTTGG